TGTATATTATCATTGTTGAATAAGTTTTTAAACTCATTATATTCTTCTTCATCTTTAAAAGATTTTTTCACAGAAAATATAGATTCGGCATTTGCTGGAATACTAACTACTGATAGTTCATATAGTTCGAGATCTTTTATTACAAAGATATCGGTGTCAGTGTCATAGTCGGCATCTTTGACTCTAAACCCTACTGAAAAAGCTTTTAGTACTCCTTCTTTTACTAGGTTATAAACGTCACCAGCAGACTTGCTGATTTCGGCTATAACTCGTAAACCTTTATTATTTACGCTATAATCTGTTACCTCTCCAATAGGTTTTTCGTGATTATGAAAAGCAAGAACAATAGGATTTAGTAGATAATTATCCATCCCACCCTTAGTCCATGCTTCTTCAAGTATTACATCACCTACCCTATCTTTGTTTGTAGTATTTGCGTAACCTTCGATCGTGATAGTTTCTTTATCATCACTAACAGACTTAACTCTAAAAATAGAAGTTAGCTGCATATTTTTATTCATTTCCATTATCGGAATCCTCTTTTTTAGGTGCTCCACCTTCTCCTGCATCTAAAGCTGATCCAGCTATGTTTGCGGGTAAGATTAAGTCATCTGCAAATTCAGAATCTGAATCTTCGTAGCGTAATTCCGCCCTAGCTTCATTTCTTGATATAATACCAGCGTTAACTAAAGTACTATAGTAATTTGCAGAATCTCTAAGTTCCGGTCTCAGTGCTAATACATTTTGCGATATAGGTTTTATATCATAACCAAAGAAATATTCTAAACTTTGTATGGTCTTATTAACTAAGGGCATAACTGTGTTTATATAAAACATTCTTAAGTTTGGGTTTATATTTGCGTTGTTCCCAGAATCTAGTAATAGTGGAGGTACTCCTAAAGCTTTAAGTATTGCTTGCTCTTGTATTTTAATACTTTCCGAGAAATCAAGTTCTTTAAAGTTATACTTAGATAAGGATTCCACTGAGAAATCTCCATCTAATACCATAGGTCTCTTTCCACCCCTACGTGGGTTATATTTTGACATCCATTGGTGAACTATTCTATCCTTAACTCTCTGCGAAAGAGGATTAGGGGTTTTAAGAATAATACCCGGTATTGCTGAGTTGTCAAAAAAGTTCTTTTGAAAATCATTCATGCTCATTAATAGGTTAATATTTGATTTAGCGGAGTCTAATCTAGATTTTCCTTCGTAGATCGAATCTCCGGAATTATCTTTGATATGTATTACTTCATTTGGTTTAAATGTAGTATTTCCATATCTAAATCCTTTTATGTATGTTTTTTTGTCCGTAATAATTTCAGTCTTCAAAGCTGGAAGATTGTACATAAATACACCATCATAGTATATAAACGCATCACCTTCTAGTATTAAATCTGTATATATATTCCTAAAGAATACATCTGCACTATGATACGGATTAGGTCTAAATGTAAGTAACTGAGTTAGTTTCTTCTTTCGTATCCGTGTTTCTGAAGTAAACCAATCCTGTATTTCACCTACATCCATCTTGATATCAGCACATGCGTCTATAATTAAATCTACACCTCTACTGACAGTTCCAACTGTATTATAAGCCTTTTGATTATTATAATGATCTCTAGATGGAGATACTGTATCTCCAAAATCATCTGATATTTCGGGCTGAGCTGGGTTAATTTTTTCTCTTATTTTATCCCATATATTCATGTGTTTACCCTTAAAGTAAGTAGCCCCTTTCGAGGCTACCCATATCCATAAACTATTAAGCTGATGGTAAGAACGCTAATGCTGTTCCTTGACCTTCTCTTAATAATTCCCAAGCTGCGCCGTCCCATCTAAATTCAGCACTCATACCTATTTCACCAGTAGTGAACAATGCTTCTACGGAAGCTGTTCCTGCGTCTGCTAAATGACCAACTAATGTTGGTGTGTCAGAACCTGCTGCTGCTTTGATAACTACTAGTACTGTATCGCCTACACTATTTCCGTCGTCTACAACATAGTACTCTTTATCTTGCGTACTACCTGTAGTATCAATTGAAGAGTATTTATAGTTACCAGATACAACTTTTGCTGCTCTACCTAAAGATGCAGTTACTGGTTGAGTTAAAGTTGTAATATCCGCTGTCCCACCTAAAGTTACTCCATTACCTCTAACTCCTGGGTAGAATGTTAACGTTAATGTAGCTGTTGTGAAATCACAACCTACTGCATCTACAGGATATAAATAACCCCATGCACCAGTAGTTTCTGTTTCTGCTAAAACCTGAGCTTCTAAACTAGCTCCTGCTGTTGCTAAGTCAGTGATAGCTTGAAATAAATGTGGATCTGCTGCAGTACCTGCTGATGTTCCAGCAGCTTCTGATGCACCCGCTTGCGCTTCAAATACATAATCACCAATAATTACTGTTTCACCAGCTAAAGGGATATCTGTAAATAAGATTGAACCTACTGCCAATCTACCTGCGGCACCTACAAATTCTTCTGTACCCATCATAGCATTATAAAGACGTGCTCTTGATTTGTTTTTACTAATATTTTTCATTGTTTCTCCTAGTCCTTCTCTACGTTATTATAATTATTGTATAGATTAGTTATTATATTTAAGTTTTTGTTTTTCGCACCAGCGTTCTTGCTTCGCAGCAGTACTTAATGCCGGTACTTTACCATAGACTTTATGAAGTCTATTCATGTGATGAAACTTACATAATGTAATAGTCTTATTATATATCTCATCATGAAATTTTTCTTTAAAGACTTCACGATGTTCTAATATATCATCCACACTATTAATTGTGATTTTTTCATCTTTCTTCCACTTTAACCAAAGCAGAGTCATTGAAAAGAAATGATGGAACTGTAATTCTTCTTCTGAGTTGCATATATAACAAGCATTTGCTTTCTTATATGCACCTTTAGCTAAGTCTCTTACATATTTTATCTCATCTCTTTTTAAATCCATTTTTACTTTTCCTTATGTATATGTATACTGTCTTTACGTCTAGATTGTTCCCTATCTATTCTATATACTTTTCCAGATTGCTTATCAATTTTTCGTTCTAATTTATCAATTAAATCAATAAGTCTACCTAGACCTCCGTTATATTCAGCGGTGAGAGTTTCTAATTTAATAACTCTCTCTAATAAATCAGGTCTTTGTTTAAACTGGGCAACGTCACTTGTTAATGTTGCTGCCCACCAAACTGTAGATACTATATTAACTAGTAATAAACCTATAATAGATAGTGATAAACTTTTTGTCTGATGCCAATGTATATCACCAACTATAACTCTTCTTTCTTTACCTTGATATAAGGGTGCTTCATTTTTATCTTTTGACATTTATTTTAGTCCTAAGTATTTTGGTAAACTTAGTGCAGCACTTTCTTCCCACACACGTGTGGATGTTACTTGGTCTGCTATTGTAGTTCCCGTACTATTATCTGATATTTTCATTCCATCTCGTAAAGCTACTGTTCCATCCGTGTTTCCAGCTTGTAAAACACATAAACCCGATAACACATCTATACATACTATAGAATTGGCATCTGTTATGCCTGTTACTTCAAAAGGTCCTGCGTGACCCCTTATTGCACAACTTGCATGTCCATTTACATCTAATACAGGTCTTAAAATAGACTCTGCTCTAATAGTAAATGATCTAACAATTGTAAATACTCCACCAAGCACATAAGGCCCAGCACCTGCATATCCAAGATTATGAGCCTCTCCCTGTAAACCTGTCACACCATCGGGGTGCAGATCAACATTTTCAAAACGCATAGTAGTTCCATTTAAATCACCCTTAATACATAGATTTTTAAATACTGTATTTGTAGTTGAGGAACCCGCAGTTAAGTCTAAAATTGTTGAATTAGAACTAACGGCTTGTACTACATAATTATCAATATTTTCTGCTGCACCTATAGTTAGGTTTCCAATAATATGTATTACTTTAATACCATAAATATTAGAAATAGCTTTCGTATCTGTTAAATTATTTGAAGGACTACTAGGAGTTCCTGCAGGATAATCAGTTCCAGATATTCCATTTGCAACATCTATTGTTATTACATCATTAAATGTACCATGATTTAAGAATATAGGATCAATGAAACCAGTAGTATTATTAGTATTAACACTTACTTGATTTTTTACCTCTACATCTCGAATATTAGTATTACCATTAATAATGTTAACGGAGTATAACCCATCTTCAAATTGTAGTTCATAATAATCTTCATTAACTTCTGTAATACTTGGTGTGGAAGAAGTTGCTGATATACGTGAATATATTACAGGAGATACAATACCTTCTGGACTATCTGCATAATCTCTTAATAGTTGCCAAAATACATCTACTGTTAACTTGTATTTAGTACCTATATCCAATGTTAAATCAGATTTAGGTAATGTTATTAACCAAGGGGTAACTGTATAATCAACACTAATTGCCATTTTCCGTACTTCCACCATTGAAGCTTTTAGTTAGCATTAGATTAATCTTATTATTCATTAGACCCAATTTTTCATCTTGAGTTCTAATTAATGCCTCTAAAAAGTCTACTTTTAATCTTAATTCATCCACAGCTTTTAAAGCCACCATAGTATTGCGCTTTACAACTTCTTCTCTTGCTTTTGCTATTGCATCATCCATATTATTTCCTTATTCGTCTGAGATCATTACTGCCGTTGAACTATATCCTGTAGAACTAGATATTATTCCAGTTAATACACCCTCTTGTAAGAATGGTGATGCACTTGATTTTCTAGTCCAACCAACTACAGGTTGATCAGATGCATAAACTCTAGATGTACTTATTTCACCATTTACATCTGTTAATCCAGTTAATGCTACAAATGTAGACTTAATTGTACCAGTTGGTGAAACCCCGGGTGTTGAATTCATAGTATATGTATATTCATTAGTATTAGTTACTGTTATTTGCCAAACACCTCTATTAGCAGATACATCACCTTGTGTTATCTGTACATAATCATTAGTAGACATAGAATGTCCTGTATGTGCTACAGTAGCCGTAGTTCCTGAATTTGATATTGTTACAGTTGCATTATATGGAAAAGGTCCTGTACCATCGGAGGCTCTTAATAATACTCTAGCTGATTGTATACCTGTACCTGTATTACTAGCAGCTTTAGCTAACACTGTTACTGTTCCTGATACTATGCTAGTTGTAGCACTAGTACCATTTAAATATGTTGGAGTTGATGCACCATTAATTACGTTAATTGTTACTGCACCACCACTGTTATTGTATATAGTTGCATCAGTTGTACCAGTTGTACCATATCCACTCTCTGTATTTGCATCCCAATTATAACTGCCAGCCGTTGTTATTGTTACAGCATGCCCAGTACCTGCTGAAGTAAATGATGTACCTGTTACATTAGACATACTAGCTGTAGTTATTGCTGATGTTGCCGTACTACTATCTATAGTACATCCATCTAATGTTCCTGTTAATGTAATTAAATCACACTGATTAAAACTGCTTCCTGTTATATCATTAGCTATAGTAGAGGTCCCACCGGACTGGAATACTATACCACTCATTGTTTGCCCAGATGCTGTTGTTAGTGTATTAAAACCACCAAGTGAACCACCTGTCATTGTGAAAGCAGTAGCGCCGGATGCATCAAAATTAAAATCTACAGCTCCGGAATTATTAATTATTGAGTTAGTTAAAGTTACTGTTCCAGTAATATCACATTGATAAGTATAAGTACCACCTAATGTATCAGTAAATACAAGTGTTTCAGCAATAGATGTTTGAGCAGTACCACTAAATTCAATACTACCTTGAGAAAATATAATACCATTAGATTCTGAAAGAATACCTATAGCTGTTGTACTATCAGCCACTTGAGACTCAGAAAATAATAAATCACTAGCTGTGGTTCCTTGAAATGTTAAACCATCACCAACTTCCATCGCGTCAACAACAAAATTATCAAATCTAGCTGTTGTACCACCAACATCAGTAACAAAACCAATCTCAGTAATATCCCCTAAATCTGCAGCTGTTCCACTATTTTCACTCTCTGTAATTCCTGTAAATGCAGCCCATTTTTGAAAGCCACCAGAATAGTCATCACTACCAGCCACATTCCAGTAAGAAATATTTGTACCATCACCTAAATAAATCTGTAAACCACCATTGGCTTTTGTAAATGCAGAACCTGCCGCTAAAAACGCCGCCCAGATATAAATAATTCCATCAGGTATAGCAGTTGCTCCTGCTCCTGTAGTACCTGTAGTAAAATCAAATCCAGCTGTTTCAGTAAAAATTATAGCTACGCGTTGCTTATTAGTACGAGCAGCTCTAGCATCACTACCTTCAGCAACTAAATCAATAGTGCCTACGGAGGCAAGTAGAGTCGGTGCACCACCGGCTCCCTCTAGTTTAATAGCAGACCAATTGGTTGCTGTATCAGCTGTATCTACCCTTGAAACAGTGTAGGTACCCCCCGTATTAATAGTAATAGCCATTTTTTAAGCATCCACTGTTCTAATCGCGTTAGATGAACCACCTGTATTTGTTAGTGTACCTGTAGTAATGTACTCCTTAATAGGAGTTCCACCACCGTCTCTAACTTTAATAACTAAAGTTCTATCTGCGTCATATACTCCAATAAATGAATGTGAAGTATTATATGTATAAGTATCTCCTGTTCCCGTGCCTGGGCCAGAAGCTGTAAATATTGTACCTGGGTCACTATTTGCTGCACCAATTAAAGTGAAATCAGTAGTACCCGTAGTTTGGATTACATATGTTGTACCATTTACACAACCTGTAGCCACAACCGTTGTACCTACAGATATTT